TATGTCTGCTATTAAAGATTTAAAGAGTACCCATACTAGATATCCTAACCCTGCTGCACCTGCTGCCGGAATACCAATAGTCTCTATAGCGTTTACCCAGTCTTGCATATTACTTCTTAACTAAACTACCACCAAAGTACATACCTATAATAGCTGATACTAAGTTGGTATCTAATTGTGTTATTACCAAGCCTTGAAAAGTTATCCATTCAAATACATCTCTACCTTCTTTGAAGAACCAGAATCCCGGTTGAAAATTTGTATAACCTACAGTAACATCTACACTAGGATAATAAACAGCTACAAGTTTAGGAAGTATAACAATAGCAAACACAGATGATAAAGCTATGATTCTTCTTGTCCATTGGAATCCTTTATCTTTAACATCTCTTGCAGCTTTACGAGCTTTCATTTCAAACTCGCCACGTGTTATAAGTAACTTCTGATTATCTTGTTTAGCTTTACGACTCTCTGCCCATACACTCATAACTCCACCAAGTACAGTAGAACCAAGCATAGTTATTATTTCAAACGGAAATCCCATTATACTATCTCTGTTACTAACTCTTCGTATAGTTTTCTAAAGCTTTCTAAGTCCATAAAGTTTATACCTTGACTTATTTGATGTAGCCTATAAATGTTATAAGCTGTTTCAAGTTGTATCTCTGTGTAAAGTATCATTGTATAAGTTGTTGTTGTAATAAAATTTCTTGTTCTTGTTTAGCTCTATCCCAATCATCTATTCTTCTTTGTAAAGCTTCTTCTTCAAAATTAGGATTTTCTTTACCTTTTATTGTTTTCAATGCTTTTGGGTCTTGATTCCAGTGATTTATCCAAGCTGTTCTACTATCTAACTCTCCTTTTGCTAACTTATCAAGTGGTAAAGTTCCTCTCTCTGCATCCATATAAAATAAATTATCTTGAGTTTTTTCTGATAAAGTTGAAAAATCTAAATCTTTTCCTCTTTGTGATAGAGCATATTCAATTTCTTTTGATTTAGGAGCATCTGGATATTTTTCATAGAATTTCATAGCTCTATTTAATATTGTTTCGTTTCTACTACTACCTTCGCTTCCTTCTACTTGATAACTGCCTCTTGCTGGTCCATTATTATTTTGAACTGTTGTAGGACCTGCACCTCTAGACTCTTGCCACTTAACATCGTCAGCATATTTTTTTAAAAATAAAGGGTCTTCGTAACCTCTAGCTTGTGCAATAAAAGATAATATATCTTGAGCTAATCCTCCTTCTTGAAGACCTAGCCTAGCCATTTGGTCAGAATAAGGTTTACCTGTATTGGGGTCTACTCTATCAGCAGGGTTTTCTTTAGTGTAAGGAACATCATCTTTACCTTCTACTAAACCACCTTTTGCATAGTTTCTAGAATAAGACCTTTCATATGTTCTAGTATATTTTCTATCCTTTGGTCTATCTTTAATACCTAAAAGATAATTACCTTCTTTATCTATTTCTTTAGCTTTTTTTATAAGTTCATCATAAGGATTTTCTTCAAAATACTCTCCAAAATAAGTGTCTATCATTCCGGCTGTACCTATTAATGGAGCTTTTCTAGCTATTGTTTCAGTAACTCCTCTTCTTCCTAAAAGCAACCCTAAGGTATCTGTCATAACTGGACCACCTAGACTAATACTAGAAACTGCAGGATTTTTTGTGTATTCTATAGAATCTTTAAAACGATAACCATAATCAAGAGGACCTAACAAACCTACACGTTGAAAAGCTTTTCTTATATCTTTACCTTCAAGTCCGTCTTGAACTATTCTATCTTTATTTTCTTTATTAGACCTCCAATAGTTCGTAGCTAAAGCTATGTTTGCAGTTATTAAAGCAAATGCTCCTAACTTAGCACCATTTACTTTAGGGTTTACAACTGCAGACCTTATATAGTTTTTTAATACTGTATTACTAAAAACAGCAGGGTATCTTAAAAACTGTGTAAGTATATCTACTTTAGGATTAGTCATAAATACTGGTATTCTAGCTCTATCTCTTCCTACAGGCATAATTACTTCATTTACAAACCTACCTGCTCCTTGAATTACAGACTTATAAAAATCATCAGCATATTTTATTTCTCCTGTCAGTACTCCATTTTTTCTTTCAGCACCAAAAGTTGTCTTTGCTCCACTATTTAACCATCTAATACCATCTTCTACATCTATACCTAAATCAAATAGTTCACTTTTTAATCTTTGAACTTCTTTTATTTTACTAGTTGATTTTACTTTAGCACGTTTATCAGCTAAAACTTTTTCCATCAATCTAGACTCATCAAAAATATCTACACCTTCTTTAGCAAGTTTATCAAGAGATTCTAAGTTTTCTCTTATTAATCCTTTGCCTATATTAAAAGAAGCAAGTTGTACACTTTTTGTCCAAGGAGTTAGTATATTAAGTCTAAAAAATCCTCTACCTATTTTTTTGAGTGCTTCGTTCTGTAATCCTTCTCCAGTTAATCTGTTTGTAGATTCTGCAAATGCTTCGTCCATTGCCATAAAAACTTGCTGCATTTCTTTTTGAATGTCAGAGTCTTTCATCTTATGTTTTGCTTTGAGAAGTACAGGTATATCTTGAACAAATATTTTATGTCCTTCTGCTACTCCTTTAAGTGCATCTTTAGCAGGACCAGTTATAGAACCTCCTGTTTTTGTAAGAGGTATTATTGCTTCTGTCAATGATGAAACTGTTGCAAGTGGTAGATAAGCTATAGAGTTTGCAAGTTTTGTAGCATCATAAACACCCTGCATTAAACCACTATCAAAATAATCAACTTGTCCAGTTACAGACTTATACAATTTTATTATGCTTTTTTTATCTGATGAAGTAAGTCCTCTACTTTGACCTCTAGCTTCCCTTAGTTCTTTATCCATAGGGTTTAGCCACCTTTCTATAAACTGTGCTTCGTTTGATTTACGAGTAAATTTTGGAAGTAAGAAACTTTTCTTATGTTGAATAGTATTAGCTGCATTCATATAATAATTAATAGCAGTATTAAAATCAGTAGTTAAAAATTCTTCAAATACATTATCATCTAAATTTTTAAAAGCCCTTGCTTGTGTTAGTAAAACAGAATGAGAAGAAAACAATTCATTTTTTTTATTTAACATGCCATCAACTAAGTTTGATGCTTCTGCTTCATTCTTTACAATTTTTTCATTTATTAACTTTTGTTGAAATGCTGTTCTGTTATCTTCAATAGCTTTTCTGTTCCAACTTCTAGGAAAGTAATTAGCTAGTTTTCTTTCTTCTTGTATAAGACCTGCATCAACAGCATCATCAAATATTTTATTAAAGAAAGCTTCTAAATCTTTAGCAACCTGTTGTACTTCAGCTCCGTACTTCTCAGGTTTAGCACCTCTCATAATTCTTATTACAGCTAACTCGTCACTTTCTTTAAAAGCTCCTGTCTTTCTTAACGGAGCAGTAGCTTCATCAAACAACCTATGATAGTCTCCTCTAAGAGTATCTAACATTTCTCCATGACCAAGCTCTACTTTTTTTGTAGTTACTGAAGTAAATGTCCTATCAAAATCTTCTCTAAATAAATTACCTAATAATCTAGTACTTGGAGAAAACTTTGCTTTAGTATCTAATAAAGATGTTGCCGAGCCTATTGGAATAACACTACCTTTAGCCTTGTCTGCAATTTCTAAAGTTTTGTAAACTTTATCCATTAAGCTTCCTTCTTTAGTTTTTAAATACTCATCATCAGAATAAAGCCTACTCATTTTACTATAATATAAATTAGCTTTTTGTATTCCACCACCTACAAGACCACCTGTTAATACTCCTAAAGTAGTAGAACCAGCTAGTTCTGGAAGTGAATATAGTTTTCTTATATCTGTATTTAATTCTGTAGTTTGTCTAAAATGATTATCAAGACCTAACCAAGCTCCAGCTTCTAATGCTCCTACTGTTGCAGCTTTTGTTACAGCTTTTCCTGAGAACAGTTTAGCTTCTTCTTTTAAACTTCCTGCTGCTACACGTGCAGGTCCTACAAAAGCAGGTGTAGGTCCTACAAAATTCTTAGCTACTTTTAAACCTGTTGTA